GCATGAGAATCTGGCTCGGCTACTGGATACTCAGGTTGCGTGACTGGATTACTAAGAAGGAGAGCTAATGGGTCCACACTTTAAGGAGAAGATCAGGCAAAAGATACTCAAGAGGCGAGGTCTAGTACGCACAGGCCAGGGGCATCTGGAGCCTATGCCTGACGAGCCTGATGATCCCAACAAGACTCTGGCTATGAGGCTGATCGAGGCTCGCTTGGGTGTAGTAATTGAGGAACTGTTGTCGGAGGGTAGTCTGAAGGAGGTTGCGGTATTGATAGGTGTGAAAGAGAGTACGGTGTCTAAGTGGAGGCTCAGGTTAGGGTTGAGGTTGTAATGGACTGGAACTTTGTACTAGGTCTATATGTAGGGACAGTGGCAACTGTTCTAGCCTACACCATATTCTAGTATGGAGCCACAACGCCTAGATGAGTTCCTCGCTTGGAAACCAATCTATCCTGACGCAATTATAGGGGGAGGAGTATTATATGCACGAACCAAAATGATTATCTATGGCAGGTATAAGACCCTCAAATCTATGACGCTATTAGGTATGGCCAGGTGCATAGCAGCAGGCCAACCCTGGATGTCATTCAAGACTCCAGAGCAGGGCAGCAGGGTCATCTACTTGCAGCTTGAGATTCCTCACCCTCTACTACACAAGAGAATGACCAAGATGGAGATGGCCTGGGATGCGGTGGACAGGAAGGAGTTGTTAGAGCGGGTCAGGACTAATATGTATATCTGGACTGAGCCTCTACTCAAGCTGGACAGGGCTGAGGGGATAGGGACGATTAAGCATTACGTGGAGATGATAGAGCCTGCTGTTATAATGATAGACCCTATATACAAGACCATTTCAGGTAACATCCTTGATCCTAACCACGTGAGGGAAGTGTGCGATCAGGTTGACGTGATGCTGAGTCAGTATGAGGTTTCAGTGGTGTTCGCTCATCATGCAAGGAAGTCTGCTATTAGTGAGGACAGCAGCTTTGACCTAGGCTCAGATGATATGCTAGGTGCCGCTGTGTTCTCCTACTGGGCGGATACCGTTTGTAAGATTGTAAAGACAGGAGAGAAAGGCAATGAAGTAGGACTGACACTGAACTTTGACATCATTAGACACGCTGAGGAGTTAATTGAACCAAAGGAGGTGGTGTTTAATAGGGAAGACCTGACGTTCCATGAAGGTGAGAGATTGATTAGTATTAAGTAGGGAGAGGAGATGACAACACCTGCGCCCAAGTCACCGGAGATAACGAGGTTACTTGAAGGATTCAGTGGTAGGACTACAGCTATAGAGGCTGACCGATGTGTCGATGAGCCGATAGGTTGTGGCAAACCTGTTGGAGATTTCAAGGACATTCTTAGTTCAAGAGAATACAGGCTGTCTGGCCTATGTCAGACGTGCCAGGATAGTTTGTTCTGTAGTAAGGAGATATGATGGTACAAGGATTCAAGCCTAGTGTGGACCGCCCGACAGGTGGGGAGTCCCCTCTGATTAGATTCAAGGGAGTGCTGGCCGAGATCAAGCCTGAGGAGAAGACGAGGCAGAGTGACCAGAGTAAGTATATGGTAATCAACTTCCACTTTAGTGGAATTGAGGTGCTAGAGTCGGAGGAGCCGTACCCATACCCTATCGTGATACTTACTTTAGGTTACAAGCCGCCCAAGGATTCCAGAGGTGGGACTAAGTGGGATGCGTTTGCCGCTAGCCTGCGGAAGCTCTTACCTACGAATCCCGATCTGGACCTACTGGTGGGAAAGCAACAGGAGTGGGCGAGATTGCCTGCTAAAGTCCGCTCTCCGCTGGCTGATGAAGAGGGCAATCCTCAACTGGACGGTAATCAGAAGCAGCTATGGGGTGACGTTGACGTGCTGTGCTGGAAGGTAGTGTCTGTGGAGGGTATCGGGTCTGTGGCAGAGAAGGACGCGGACTTCAACGTGTTCCTAGTGGACCTGGCTGACGGTAAGACCGAGCCGAAGTTTTACGAGGATGCCCTGACTAATGCTGAGGTGACAGCACGGCCTAACATAGTTGAGGCTATTGTTGGGCGGAAGCTGCTGTCTACCCTGACCGAGATGGGGTTGATAACCAGGGATGCTGAGGGTATACTGCATAAGGTTACAGCAGACAACACATTGAGTGGCAGTAACCCTACACCCTCAGAGGCACCAGCGTAATGTTGCAGGAGTTCTCAAGCAGTAACCTCACGGATGCACAGGGCCTGCCTGCCGGTGGCATGGTGGATGGAGTAGGGTTCAGTATCTATTGGCAGAACGGGCCGCTAGGTACAGGTGCTGACCGTCTTGAGCCTAACGGCGCCTTCGTCGAGACGATCATAGCAGCGGCGTTGCAGAGGATAGAGTGGTATCAGGAGGTATGTGGAGGTAAGTTCAGATGTGAAGAGAACAGTCAGGCCATCATCTGCCTGAACAACACCCTCTTGTCCCTAGACCAGCGTACCAAGGATCGACAAAGTAGGGGTGTGGAAGGCACCCATCAGGAGTAGGTAAGCGGGGTGGCTTCAGGTAGCCACAAGCCTGAGGTCACCCCATACACATAGAGAGGAGCACTATGACTAAGTGGACTAACAACCATAACATTGATCCTGTCATAGCAAGGGCTGTGATGGAGGACGACTATGAAGCAGTAGGTGACATATCTGTGACGCGGCTAGTGAGGCCACCACAGATCACCTACCTGGAGAGTGTACACGGGGATGAGATAGTGCAAGATGTGGTTGAAGGCTTGTACTCCCTTGAAGGGAGGGCCTTGCACCATATCATATCTCAGGCTAAGGGTGAGCCGCTGGCAGTGATGCAGGAGCATAGGATGACGGTGGAGTATTCAGGCTGGACTATCTCAGGCCAGTTTGATGTGCTGTACACTGACACTCACACGCTCAAGGACTACAAGGTGTCATCTGTGTGGGGGCATATACTGGGCGGCAAGCAGGACCATAATGAGCAGTTGAACTTCTATGCCTACCTAGCACGGCGGAACAAGCTACAAGTGGACAAGCTGAAGGTTGTCATGTGGTTCCGTGACTGGATGGCAAGTCAGGTGGAGAGGGACAAGCAGTATCCTCCACTGAAGGTCATCGAGCATGATATACCTATGTGGTCGCTGGACACACAAGCCTTGATCTTCCAGGATAAGGTCAAGTTGCACCAGAGGGCTATTGACGGTGAGTACCCTGAGTGTACTGCCATAGAGAGGTGGGCTAGGCCTGACTCCTGGGCCGTGATGAAGCCTGGTGCTAAGAGAGCTTATCGGGTGTTTGAGGAAGAAGTCCTTGCTCAGGCTCTAGTTAGTGCTTCTGGTAGTCCATACGTGATAGAGTACAGGCCTGGTGAGCAGGTACGCTGTGCAAGGTACTGTCCTGTCATGCAGTTCTGTGAGCAGGCTAAGGAGCTAGGTGTAACGAAAGGTGAGGCCTGATGTGTACCAAGTTTTTAGGTGATGGCCTCTGCTGCGGGTATGACTGTTACGAGGCGACTCCTGAGGAGCCCATAAGTGCTGACCTAGAAGCCTGGGAGAAGTATGTAGACGACGGTATGTACCCCTTGGCTGAAGGGCTGTCATTCCTCGTACCTACACAGGAGGATGCTGACATAGGAGAGGAGGTGTTAGATGCGTGATATATACAGTATAGCCTGGAAGGTGCTAGAGGAGAAGATAGCTAAGTCAAGGAAACAGTCTATTCACAAGTCTGACCTGGTAGAGTGGAGGCTACAGGCACTTGAACAGGCTATAGAAATATTTAACAGTACCTCCATAGAGATAACACATGGCGAGCAAGAGAAGGCTTAGGAGACGGCAGTGTAGGCGCAAGAAGCGGTATGCGTCTAAGCAGGAGGCTCGGCTGTCAGGGCTGAGGCCTAGTCTGGTGATATACAAGTNTGCCTTCTGTACCGGATTTCACGCAGGACACAAGCCGAGGAGGAGATGATAGTGACTAATCCTGAAGAACTCAAAGCCTTAGATGAGCTGCTACAGGCAGTAGGCAAGCTGGCTCTCAGTTACATCATGGATCGCCCGCCTCTGATGAAAGCGGTTAACCGAGGCCATGAAGTCATTGACGAGGCAGTGAGGGAGGGCCGCTATGTCGTGCCATCCGGCGAGTGACAAGCAGATAGGCTACGCTGACTCCTTAGTGGAGTACCTGGAGAAGGAGCAGCATCTTCATGCGGCCAGGTATAAAGCTAAGGTGGCGGACGCTCATGGCTGCATAGCGAAGATGTCCAAGCTGATTGACCAGATGAAGGAGATCAGGACAGAGATTCAGGAAGCTGATAAGGAGATGGGATGATGTTACTCTCGATTGAAGGTGACGAAGCCACTGGCAAGACTACACTGGCATACTCAGCCCCACTGCCCATTGTAGGCTTTGCCTTCGATATGGGTATAGAGAGGGCTATCAAGGGAGGCAAGTACGAGGAGCTATTTGCAGGATTAGAGATACGTGTCCTTCCCTACCACAAGGGAGTGTCGTACCTGGAGAACGGCAACCCTTCCTGGGATGGTGCGGACATCACCATCTTCGAGCTGCCTAGTCCTATCCAGCTGGACTCCATGAGGCTAAGAGGCAACACTGACCTATGGCTCTACTCTATCAACCTCATGGCCGCTGCCTTCTCTGACCCTAAGATAGCTACCATAGTAGTAGACACCATGACAGTAGCCAGGAGATGTAAGGCCAGCTCTCACCTGGAGGTCCTGCAGAACTCTGCCTACCTGGCTGATGGTAGTCCTGCACCTGATGGCAGGGGAGGCTTCCTAAGACCCCGTGAGCAGCTTATCCAGATTGAGTATGGCAAAGTCAATGACTCCATAAGGGACATCTATACCACAGGTGCAGGGGTCAAGCAGGCTGATGGTAGACCTAAGAACCTCATAGCTACTCACCACTTGACCGATGAACGCGCACCCGGACCCACAGACGAGCAAGGTAGGGAAACACAAGTCCTGACCGGCAAGAAGATACTGGAGGGCCTAGCCCAGACCCACCGCTTTGTGGATATAGCCTTGCTCACTACCAAGGAGAACAAGGAGATTAAAGGTGAGCTGAAAAAGTGTGGCTACAGCTTGGCTATGGAAGGCACCATAATGGCCAATCCTACCTGGGACGCTTTAGCTAACCTGGTTTCAATGGGGACAGGCGAGAGGATTGAGTTGGATAGGAGGAACCACAGTTGAGTTGTACCTGGCTCACCATGCAAGAGACCGCTGACTTCATTAAGGTCCACTACACCACCATACAGAAGTACATCTATAGTGGTGGGCTAAAGGTCAGCAGGCCTAGCAAGGGCATAGTCCGTATATGCCTAACGGACATTGAGGAGTTCATGGAGGGCAAGCGTGAGTGAGTTAGGATCTTGGGAACAAGCCGCAATGGAACACGAAATGGGTATATTCCACGACGAAAACCTTAGTGCCCACTTTGTAGGCGGAGTTATCATGGGTATGGCAATAGCCATGCGACATCCTGAATACGCTCAGGCTGCTGTTAGGTTAAGTCAGCAGAGGTACGAAGAGGACCAACCTGGCAGTGAAACAGTAAATGTGGGTGTTGCTAGGTTCGTGCGGGCTGTGCCTGTGCAGATACGGGATAAGGATACTAATGGCCCATCACCGGGATAGCCTATTCATAGGACCGCCTCCTCCTGATATGGAGAACCCTATAGGCCGCTGGTACTGCAACGAGTGTGATTGCCTAGCAACTGAGTGCAAGG